GAATATGGAGCTCTACGCCTCCTCCTGCTGGTACACCAGTCACTGGAGCTACCAGCTGGCGCAGGACTACCTCAACAATATGATGACAGAGGGGAAAAAGTATACCATCTGCGGGCTCCCCTATCAACTGGCGGTGCGGGACGGCATCCAGTCCAAGGAGGCCATCGAGGATAAGATGACGGAGAGCACCTTCTCCGCCGTCAAATTCCAGATGGAGTCCGAGGCGCTGTGGTTCTCCGACACCGACGGAGGGCTCTACAGTTACTCCGACATCTCCCGCACCTGCAAGATTGACTACCCCATGTTCCCCAGCTCCGTGACAGAGCTCATCCGGGACCAGAAGATCGTAATACCGCCCAAGAGATCCGGGGAATACCGGATCCTGTCGGCGGATATTGCGGTGATGGCGTCCAGCGGCTCAAAGAGCAACAACGACGCCACCTCCCTCTTCATCAATCAGATGACGCCCACCAAGAGCGGGCGGTACCTCAATAACATTGTCTATACGGAAAACTACGAGGGCGCCCACACAGAGGACCAGGCCCTTATCATTCGGAAAATGTTCGAGGAGTACGACTGCGACTATATCGCCATCGACGCCAGGGGCGTCGGGTGGGGCGTGGTGGACCTCTTGCTCCGGGATCAGGTGGACTACGCCACAGGGCAGATCTACCCTGCCCTGAGCTGCTGCAACGACGACGACATCGCCGCCAGGTGCTCCAACCCCAGGGCGCAGAAAGCCATCTGGGCCATCAAGGGGAACGCCCAGTTCAACTCGGACTGTGCCCTCGGCCTGCGGGAGGCGTTCCGCCAAGGCACCATTCGGCTGCTGAAGCAGGAGTACGACTGTGAGGAGCAGCTCTACGCTATCAAAGGATGGGACAAGCTCTCCCCCGCCGAGCAGCTGGAGCTGCGTATGCCCTATGTCAATACCTCCCTCCTGGTCAACGAGCTCATCAATCTAGAGTACGAGGCCAAGGACAGCGGTATCAAAGTACACGAAAAATCAGGTATGCGGAAGGACCGGTACAGTTCCCTGAGCTACAACCTGTACGTGGCACGAGAGCTGGAGCGGCAGCTGCAGAAGCCGAAGCGTACGGTAGACGACGCCGGTATTGTCCGTTTCAGGGCGCCGGAGATCAGATCATTCAACACAGGAAGGAGGCGATGAGCGATAGGCGTGAGAAAAAAAGAGGGCGTGGAGGCAGCAGCCGCCGTATCCGGCGGAGAGACCGAGGCGCAGCGGAAGCAGAGAGAAGCCTTTGAGCGGGTCCTCTCCTTCGCAAAGCTGCTGCGGTATCCCCTGTGGGACGTGAACGACCAGTCCACAAAATCCACTCCGCGCTATACTCGGTACACCAAAGAGGACCTCATGGACTACATGCAGAGTCCCGCGACCAACGAGGCGAACATCCGCAACGCAAGTATCTATATGTTTGACTGCTCGTCTCAGTACAAGCGCCTGATCCTCTACTACGCCTTTTTGCTCAAGTGGGCGTATACCATAGCCCCTGTGGGCTACGACCCGGACAAGGTGAAACCAGACGCGTTCCGGAAGGCGTATTACAAGGCGGAGGCGCTCATCGAGTCCATGAACCTGCCCCATGAGATGCAGCGGGCGTCCGCCATCGCCCTGCGGGACGGCGTGCTCTATGGCGCTGTCTGGTCCACGGGCAACTCGTTCTACATCCAGCGGATCAACCCGGACTACTGCGCACTGACGTCCATCATCGACGGCACGTGGAGCTACTCGGTGGATATGAGCAAGATCCAGGAGAAGCAGCTCCCCCTATATCCGCCGGAGTTTACCACCATGTACCAAAATTACCGGAACGGGCAGCCCAAGTGGCAGGAGGTGCCGGAGTCCATCTCCTTCTGTCTGAAGGCGGATGAGACAAACTCCGCCTACAGTCTACCGCCCTGGGCCTCCACCCTTCCCTTGCTCTACGACATCGAGACCTACAAGGCCCTGCAGGAGACCGCCACGGAGATCGCCAACTACAAGCTCCTCGCTATGAAGATAGAGGTAGACGAGGACGGTACGCCGCAGATCGACTGGCCCATGGCGGAAAAATACTATAAACAGCTGTGCGCCTCCCTGCCGCCCTTCGTGGGCGCCGCCCTGACTCCCATGGAGATCTCCTCCTTCGAGTTCGAGAAGAGCAACGGGACCAACGACGTGGACACCGTCAGCCGGGCGGAGGAGCAGTATTGGTTCAACACCGGTACCAGCGCCCTGCTCCACGGGTCCTCCACCAGCGACACCGCAGGCACGCTGAAGCTCTCCATCCGCTCGGACGAGGAGATCATGTTCGGGCTCCAGCGTCAGGCGGAGCGCCTGATCAACCGTATTCTGAAGAACCTCAGCGGCACGGTCAAGTTCAAGATCAACTTCCTGCCAGTGACCTTCTTCAACCAGGACGAGCAGGTCCAAGTCTACAAGGAGGCCGCGACACTGGGTATTCCCGGCTCCAAGGCCGCCTACGCCGCCGCAGTGGGCATTCCCCAGCATGATCTGCTGGGCATGGAGTACATCGAGATGGAGCTTCTGAACATGGGTGGGCTGACGCCTCTGACCAGCGGGTACACCGTCTCCTCCGACGAGGGCGGCAGGCCGCTCTCCGACGACGGCAGCCTCACCGACGAGGGCGAGGCCACCAGGGAGAAGGGCAGCAACGAGAACGTGGTGTGATATGACAAACAAATATATTTATGTGAGAAGCCCCTTGAAGGCAGCCCAGCTGCTGGACAGGGGCTTTCGTTCTATCAAGGCGCCTGTGGCGCGGGATCAGAGTCTCTTTATTTTTGAATACAGCGAAGCGCTACAAGCTTATCTGACGGAACACTTCGCCCTCTCTGATTATACCGTGTCGGATCGGGCGCTGATCTGCTTTTAAGGAGGGGGTGACCCATTGGAAAACAGCACACAGTACCAGAATATCACCAGCTACAGCAGGATCGAGCCCATTCGGCCGGTCAATGAGGAGTTCACCCTCTGTAAGGTCTATGTCCAGGGCGTGGGCAAGAACCGCAACTACAGCTATATGTCCAGGAAGAACATCCTGCGGGCGGAGCCCACGCTCCACTACATCCCCGTGGTCGGTCATCTGCTGACGAAGTACGACGAGGATGGCAACGAGGTTGGGAAATACTTCGGCGGACACGACTATGTTTTGGATGAGAACTGGGAGTACAAGGCGCAGACCGTACCCTTCGGCGTCGTCACAGCGGACCCGACAGAGTTCGAGGAGGTAGAGGAATACGACCAGACCGTGACCTACCTGACCGCCACCGCCATTTTGTGGACGGGACGGTACCCCGAGCTGAAGGAGGCTGTCTACACCGATGACTGCTGGTTCGCCCAGAGCATGGAGATTGCCGTGACCCAGTCACGCCCCTACGAGGAGGACAGCAACTTCATCGAGCTGCTGGACTGGACCTACAGCGCCCTGTGCATCCTGGGCAAGAGCGATAACCCGGACTTCAACACGGAGCCCTGCTTCATCTCCTCCCGTTTCGTGCCGCTGACCTACAGCCAGGAGCGGGAGAGCTTCCACATGGCCATGAGTGAGATGCGAGAGCACCTCGCTTTTATTTTATCACCCAAGAAAGGAGGAGAGGCACAAATGGATCAGGAAATGATTGCGTCTGTTCTGGCTGAGTTTGGCCTGACCGCCGACGCCATCGACTTTTCTACGGAAGGTATGGACGAGGAGGCGCTGCGGTCCGCTGCGAAGGCGTTTGCCGAGGCTCAAAAGCCTGGCGAGGCCGGCGGCGAGGAGCAGACCTTCGTCTGCGAATTTGTCGCCACCTACAACCAGCGCCGGGACGCGCTGCGGAACGCGCTGGACAGCGCAGTGGTCAGAGATCCCCAGGGCAATGTTGTCTCCGCCACCCACTATTGGGTGAACGATTTTGACGACGCCCACGTGTTCGTTGAGCGCTATGTCTATACCGCCAACGGAGACGACAACACGGACCATGGCCGCTTCAGCTATGTCATGAACGAGGCGGACAACACCGCGTCCATCACCAGCGACTTCGAGCTCATGCATCTGATGTGGCTGACCACGGCGGAAAAGAACGAGTTGGATGCCGCCCGGAATGCCGCCGCTGAGCTGACAGAACTGCGCGCCTACAAGGCGCAGGCCGAGTCCGGCAAGCGTGCGGCGGAGGTGGAGGACCTGTTCGCCCAGTTCGAGGACCTGGCCCAGGTGGATGGCTACGCCGCCCTGCGGGAGTCCGCCCTGGAGTCCGGCAGTCTGGAGGAGATTGAGACCAAGCTCTATGCGCTGCGCGGCCGTCAGGTCAAGAGCTTCGCCAAGGGCTCCGACCCCAAGAGGGCCCCCGTCAAGGTTGGGATCTCCGGTGAGACGCCCAACAACGACCCCTACGGCGGTCTGATGACCAAGTACAACTAACTACGAGAAAAGGAGAAACGAATATGGCTTACGCAATTCTGCGGACGGACAAGATGATGTCCACCCGCGTTGAGTCCATGCTGGTCACCTTCCGGTACCAGGATAGTTCCGCCGACGCCCCCATCGAGAACGGTAACATTGTGGAGCTGGACGGCCTGATGGAGGGCGAGCGCGAGGTCTTCCTGGCAAAGGCCCCCACCGCTACCTCCAATCTGGACAACTGCGTCCTGGTCAACGGCGTGGAGCTGCTCTACGACGAGCGCGCCAGTATGCGAAATCTGAACAAGTTCCGCAACGAGGCCGGCGACAACGTCCGCGGCCGTCATCTGCACAGCGGCGACATCTTCAGCGTCACCAAGGAGGCCATTGACGGCGAGGCCGCTGTCGGCAACGCCATCGAGCTTCAGGCCGGCACCAAGCTGAAGTGTGTGGCAAGCCCCACCGCCAGCACCACTCAGGTGGGCAC